GTTCCTCTGGGGGTCTGGAAAAGGACGTAGTACAGCATAGTGTCAACTGTACATTGTTCAATAAGGGTCATTTAAAAACCTTACAAAGCTTACACGAGTGGTCGATAAACTTGGGAGTCGTTCCCCACGTTTCATTGTTATTCCGTACTGTTCGTACAGAAATCGAATTGCCAAATTCTTCTCGCTTACATGAAGTAGGTGCAAGATTGTCTTAGTTACTGGATTTCCCATCATAAATCCACGTCTTATATATCCTTTAAAAGCAGGAGACTCAAAATGATAAAGATCATCACGAATGATCTCTTCTACAGGTTGTGGCAACGATAAAAGTGCCATTACTAGTTCTAAATACGCGGCGGGTGCGCCTACGTAATTTGCTAATATTTTCAAGTGATATAAACCTATCACTCGATTAATATTGTCAGTGGATTCTGTCCAATCTGAACTAATAAATTTAAAGTCAATGACTTTATCCTTGTCAAAAATGAAGTTACCTTCATTTCTAGGATGTAATCGTTGCTGGAATTTCCAAGCATCTGAAGTAGATCTCAACCCAACGTGATGGTCGGGTAGTTTTGCAAGAACCGATTGTAACATTTTACCCATCGGTGTTAAGAACCAAGTCAACTCTGAGGTTGATTTAGTTAAATTTCTTTGTTTTGCAGGTTCTTGAATATGCAAAATCTTAGCATTGAGAAATCTTTTAACTTTCTCTATTGGAAATAAAGGTTCAATATCCAAACCTTTAAAATAAGCTAATCTCATCCGAGGAATCGGAGAGTTTATTATATTAATGTATTCAAGCGCTAGCTGATACGATAACCAAAAGCAAATCTTTGAATAAGATTTACAATCTCGAGCATAGAAATATTGAGTTATTCTATTATCACGCAAATCTCTAATTGGAATTTTGAGATTTTGTTCTATGGCCATTTTAATTAATAAACGGCAATCTTCGAGCTTTCCACCTTCTTGGAGGATTGTATCATATGAGGCAGCCTTTTTAATGGGCATGTCTGTTTCAGATAAGATCTGATTGAAAAAGATCTCATCATCGTATTCAAGTTTATCTGGACCTTGAAATAATGAATTAGGAGGTATCCTTGCGGATTCCAACTCTTGAATGATCGCTTCTCTAATGAGATTAAGATCTTGCGGACGAGGATTCGGATCGTTCGTATTTAATTTAGATCGATATTCTTGATCTTGATATAATGCTACCCTTGATGGTAGATAACCTAATCCTCTGCTTTGTGTAAGCAAGGAAAGAGCAAATTTCCAACCAAGTGTGGTTGTATAATCTTCTCCTTGTATAAGGAAGAATTCATTAACCCGACTGCTAATAACATCCAGTATAGGTTTATAAAAATCTTTCAAAACTTCATGTTTGAAGGAGTAATTAAGTGCTCTTAAACGTGTTTCATTAAGGGCTGAATTGAAATGTTGTTTCATAAATTTATGACACATTTTAATATCCATGAAAATAGAAATATTTTCATTTGCTGGTAAAAACACTCCATTATCGAGGACTGGAGGTGTTAGATAATCGCTTAATAACTCATCAAAGAGTAAAGCGGTCTTAATAGCGAGATCTTTATAATTGAAATCGCAGCAAATGTAAACTAATCTTAGGATAAGACTGTTTATGGTATAAATCGACTGTTTAAATGCAGATCGAAACATTTCAAAGGAGGTATTAGCTCTCTTAAAGATTTTGATCAAAGATGAAGATGAAAACTTTGACCAATAAAGACCGCTCATTAATCGCTGGAGCAGTTCAATTGAAGTGATTTGGTGAAAGCCAGTCACTCCTAAATAATCTCTCATAGGACGAGAATATCGTTGAGAGAATATATTACTTGAATCTTTACAAAAAGTAAAGTCCGAAGCTCTGTCCCACCGGTATGGATCGTACTCGTGGAATTTCTTAAGGCTCCTCAAATAATTAAGGAAACAAACTTCGTGGATTTCGGAAGGTAAATCCAAGCAAGGGCATTTCGCGGATATATTCATCACGCGATTCTCTCCGAACATGCAGTCTTGACAAACTTCGTCATGTTCGATTAAATCTTGTCGTTTGTTTAGAACGACGTTCCATATATGTGCAAGGGGAATGGTACTTGTGTGCACTATAAATCTAGTTTCATGAGTTATTGAAAACTCATGACCAGTCGAGGATGCAACCTCTAACTGAATCTCGGTGAAAATACGTGTAATATCATCGTAGTCATTATCATTAATTAGGAG